GTAAAGTTTATCGTCGTGCTGACATTATTAAACTTATGAAAACCGACCCAGAGCGTTATCAGTCCATGTCGGACGAGCTACTAAAAGCGTACGCAGAGGGTCGTGTTCGATAGCCTAAAGGAGAATTACAATGGCTGGTGAAACCTCTGGTGCCTATTTTACAGCTAATGCTGTAGTAGACAAAACCGCTGCGGCTACTTTTATTCCAGAAATCTGGAGTGACGAGGTAATCGCTGCTTATCAAAAGAACCTGAAGATGGCTCCCCTTGTCAAGCGTCTCGCTATGACTGGCAAGAAGGGTGACGTTATTCACATCCCCAAGCCCGTTCGTGGCTCTGCATCTGCTAAGGCAGAAGCTGTAGCAGTTACGATTCAAGCTAACCTTGAGTCAGAACTGCAAGTTACTGTTGACCGTCACTTTGAGTACTCGCGACTCATCGAAGATATCGTAGAAGTACAGGCTCTGTCCTCTCTGCGACAGTTCTACACTGAAGACGCTGGTTACCAGCTTGCTCTGAAGGTAGACACTGACCTTATCAACGCTGCTACCGGCTTTGGTAATGGTACGCGTACTCAGACTCCTGCTGCTACTGGTGCTGATTGGGTTAACACTAACAGCTACTATTTTAACGCTGCTGCCGGTCTTGGTACTTATGCCGTTGACACTGTAGCTACAGGCGACAACTTTACGGATCTTGGATTCCGCGAAGCTATCAAGCTGATGGATGACGCTGACGTACCTATGGATGGACGAGTTCTCGTTATTCCTCCTGCGTCACGTAAGTCAATCATGGGCATTGAGCGCTACGTGTCTTCTGATTTTGTAGGTGGTCGTGGTGTTGAGTCAGGCCTTATCGGTAACTTGTACGGTGTTGACGTATACGTTTCTAGTAACTGTCCCGTTATTGAGACAGGCGCTGAAAACGGTGCTTCATCTCTTGACACCCGTGGTTGCTTGTTCTTCCACAAAGACGCTCTTGTAATGGCAGAGCAAATGGCTGTACGTTCTCAGACCCAGTACAAGCAAGAGTACCTCTCTACTCTGTACACGGCTGACACTCTGTACGGTGTTGAAACCTATCGCCCAGAAGCTGGCTTTATCTTAGCTGTAGCTGACGAGTGATCGTTCTAGGGGGTCAGCAATGGCCCCTTTTCCTTTTCTTGTTTGTTTTTGTAGGAGCACTCTATGCCAATCTTTCGTGGTGATGGTGGTTCAGGTGATGCCTCTACGGATGCGTATGCGTCACAGGTAGCTACCAACGCTCAGACTGCTACTACAAAAGCAAACGAAGCCGCTACTAGCGCGACTAACGCTGCCACAAGTGCAACTCAAGCAGCAACCAGCGCAACTAATGCCGCAACGTCAGAAACTAACGCAAACACTAGCGAGACTAACGCAAGCACCAGTGCAACTAATGCGGCTACTTCTGCTACTGCGGCGGCTACTAGCGAAACCAATGCCGCTACTAGCGAAACCAACGCTTCAACCTCAGAAACTAACGCAGCTACCAGCGCTACTACAGCGACAACTCAGGCTACCGCAGCAAGCACTAGCGCAACTAATGCGGCAACTAGTGCTACCACAGCAACGACACAAGCCACTGCGGCGGCTACATCAGCGACTAACGCAGCTACTAGTGCGACTAACGCAAGTACCGCACAGACTGCCGCTGAGACTGCACAGACGGCTGCTGAAGCTGCACAAACGGCAGCAGAGGCTGCACAGGAGTCTATCGACGGATTCTTCTTAGGAGCGCAAGCAAGCAATCCTACGGTGGATCTAAACGGTAACGCTGTTACTGCTGGTGACTGGTACTTTAACACAGGTGATAACACAACACGTATCTACGATGGCTCCGGGTGGCAGACGGTAAACCCTGACCTCATTGGTGACACTACGCCACAGCTAGGTGGTACACTAGATGCCAACGGCAACACGATTGACATGGGCACTAATGTTATCACTGATGCTAAAGTAGGCCAGTGGGATACTGCTTATGGCTGGGGAGATCACAGTACTGCTGGGTATCTCACAAGTTTTACAGAGACTAACGACCTGACTGCTTCGGTAACGTGGGCTAACGTACCTAACGCGAATATTACGCAGTCTAGTGTTACTCAACATCAGGCTGCTTTGAGTATTACTGAGTCACAGATTAGTGATCTCCAAAGTTATCTCACAGGCAACCAAACGATTACACTGTCCGGTGCAGTCACTGGATCAGGAACAACATCTATTACTACAACACTGTCAACTATTGACGGAGGTACTTATTAATGGCTACTACGATTAAGCTGAAGAACGGCTCAGGCGCACCGTTAGCAGGAGACTTGGTTGCTGGCGAACCAGCCTTAGACCTGACTAATAAGCGCCTCTACACAGAAGACTCAGGTGGTACGGTGATCGAGGTTGGTACTAATCCCACCAGCTTGACTACGGGTACGTTTACTTCTACTGGAATTGATGACAATGCTACGTCTACGGCACTAACGGTCACTGATTCGGGAATAGCTGCAACACTGACAACTGCCGCACAGCCTAACATTACTTCTGTAGGAACGCTGACAGGCTTTACCTCCACAGGCATCGACGATAACGCCACAAGCACTGCGATTACGATTGATTCTAGTGAGCGCACATCTTTTGCCAGCGCATCCAATCGGCCTATAGCGGCTGTTTCAACAGACACAAATGCGTTTGTGGCGTTTCAAGACACAAATACCGCAAGCCTTGGTCATGTAAAAATTGGCTCAGAAACCGATGACATGGTGTTTTACGCTAACGCACAGGAGCGTATGCGCATTAAAGGGAGTAATGTTGGTATTGGCGAGGACAGCCCTGACTATCAACTTCATGTAAAAGAAAGTCCAGCAAATGGAGCGTATTCAACCACAACGAACATGGAGGCTACCGCTAGATTCCATTCGTCCGAATCAACCACAGGTTCATATACAGCAATACAGCTTGCGGCTAATAATGGAAACGCGGCTTTAGGTTGGTGGAATATAGGAACAGTATCGACTTCTACAAATTACGATAATCATCTCGTATTTCAAACAAGAACAGGTGCTTCAACTTACGCAGAACGTATGCGTATCAGCTCCATCGGCAATGTTGGTATTGGCACTGATAGTCCGGGCACCGCTCTTCAAGTATTAAGTTCGGCAAGCGGTACGGGCGCATTAAAAGCACAAAACGCCTCTGGAGCGTCTGCATCTACAGCTATTTTTGAAGCGGTTAATGGCAGTGGTACTACTCGCTTGTTGGTTCAAAATGACGGCAATGTTGGTATTGGCGCTACGACAGTAAACCGAAAACTAGAGCTTTCAGCTAACAATAACGGCTCAAAACACAACTACATTCGCATTACAGATACAGATACAACGGCAACTAGTAATAACCCAACAGGCGGGATTGAGTTTTTTTCAAGTGATGCTGGAAACGGCGCTGGCGTTAACGCGAGTATAGAAGTCGTATACGCAGGATCTGGTGGTGGCGGTGAGATAACATTTAACACTGCCACAAACAGTGCCGCTGGTGTTGAAGAGGCCATGCGTATTGACGAAAATGGTAATGTTAATATTGCCAATACTTCTTCTCCTTTAACCCTTACAAGTGGAGAGAGTCACCTGTTATCGGCAAGTGGTTATTACGCTAATGCTAGAGAAAGTGCCTCCGCCGGTATATACATAAACAAAACTGGATACACCAGTGGCAACACTGATCTCATGCAGTTCAGGACAAATGGCAGTAGTGTTGGCGAGCTTAATTATGACGGTACTGATGTAGTAATTACGCAAGCATCAGATGAGAGACTTAAAAATAACATTACCGACTCTGCTAGTGCAGGATCAATTATTGACGCTATGCGGGTTAGGTCATTTGATTGGAACAGCGGCGCTCATGTTGATTATGGGTTTGTTGCTCAAGAGCTAAATCAAGCATACGAACCAGCTACAAAAGTCGGCGGTGATGATGTTAATGAGGAGCCGTGGGCAATTAAAACGCAAAAGCTAATTCCCTTGCTGGTAAAAGAAATTCAAGACTTACGCGCAAGAGTTGCAGAATTAGAGGGAGCATAAACTATGTTTAACTGGACTGTATCAGCAATGGACTACACCGTGTCACAAGACGGACACACCAACGTAGTCAACACCGTACACTGGCGTTGCTCAAAGACTGAAGGCGATCACTCTGGTTCATCCTACGGCACTGTAGGGCTTGAGTCTCCTAGTGGCACGTTTGTCGAGTGGGCTGACATTACCGAAGAAACCGCTGTTGGCTGGGCTAAGGCGGCTCTGGGTGACGATCAGGTAACTGCTATTGAGGCCTCTATTGATGCTCAGATTGCAGAGAAGGCTGCGCCCACCACTGGTACTGGTGTTTCTTGGTAGTCCAATGAATGGACCCTTTATCTTTAATAGCTATGGCGTCGACTACCTTCAAGGGTATACAGACGCTAGTAAACAAAGGTGCTGAAATTGAGCACGTTGCTCAGAAGCTAGGGCAATGGTACAGCTTTGCATCTGACATAAAAGAAGCAGAAAAAGAAGCAGAAAGCCCCGGCATATTTAAAAAACTGTTTGACGGCAACACAATCGAACAGCAGGCTTTAAACAGTGTCATAGCTAAAAAGAAACTAGAGGAACAAGAAAAGCAGATTAGGGAGTTAATTGTTTGGTCATACGGTGTTGAGACTTACCAAGAGATGATAATGCTCAGACGTAAAATTAAGGCACAACGTGAGCAGGCAATATACAAGCAACGCAAAAGACAACGTATGTTACTAGATACTGTAATTGTAGCTGTTGGTATTGCTGTTTCATCTGGTGTTATTTATGGAACAGTAATGTTTATCAAAGGTGCATAAAGATGGCGGATGACGGAATGAAAGAAGTGGTAGATACAATTTCAGTAGCAACGGGTGTTGGTGCTCTTGCTGGTTTGTTGCCTGCTGTAGCTGCGCTGTTTACGATTGTGTGGACAGGCATACGCATCTGGGAAACAGACACAATTAAAAACATACGCAACAGAGGTACTCAGTAGTGTTGCAAGCACTCATAGGTCCGATTGCTGGACTCGCTCAAACATGGATGGCAAACCGACAGGAGCAGTCACAAGCAAAGCACGTAGCTAAGATGCAAGTTATTCAGAACACTGCATCTTGGGAACAGCACATGGCACAGGCTAGTGCATCCTCGTGGAAAGATGAGTGGTTTACAGTAGTACTGAGTGCGCCTGTAATAGCAATTATGTGGGGCGTAGGTATGAACGACTTAGATATTATAGAGCGCGTAGGTTTTGCTTTTGCAGAGCTAGGCAGGCTCCCTGAGTGGTATCAATATCTTCTGTACGTTGCAGTCACAGCCAGCTTTGGCATACGTGGTGCTGACAAGCTGATGCAGCTTAAGGGCGGTAAGTAATGCCAGACGATTTTGCGGAAGAACTGCCAAGCGGCTCTGACATACTTTCAGAAATAGGCGAAGGGGGTGGATGCCAAAGGCCTAACCACGTTCCTCTTTTTATTGACGGTATGCCTACTGGGTGTGCTAGTATTACTTATTTTGATGATTATTTTGACCCCGGCCCGGCAGGTGGCGGTCCCACAATTCAAGTGCCTAGTTTTGAGTCGATATACGGAGAACTTCCTGAAGGTGCGGATGGTTGGAAGATTGGTGATTTAAATGAAGACGGTGTACGGGAAGTTTATGCTTATACGTTTAATGATACAGGAGCAGAAATTCCACACACTGTTTACGGTTTCGACAACGATGGAAATGTAATATCAACTTCTTATGAAGAGTGGAACGCTCCTGACCTGTCTGAGTTAATAGAGCAGTACGGCGAAGACGTTGTTAATGATCTTAAAGGCAAATACGACGAGCTTGTAGACTTTATTGGCAACGTACCAGAAGATCCTCTTGGATCTCTAAAAAAAATGGCAGAGATTTTTATAGAGGGTGCTACTGGTATATCTACAGATTGTCAAAAGCAAACTACTGGAACAGAAACAGAACTTGAAACATGGATTCTTGATTGCGTTAACATTGGAATACTGGTAGACATAGGTATTCCGGGTCTTCCGGGTTTAGGTGGTATATTTAAAAACACTACAATTAGAGACATAAAAGAAGCCGCAGAAAAAGTAGGTTCTACCTTTGAAGATTTTATTAACGGTAACCCAACTTGCGGAGAAAAGAAAGACCAAGAGTGTACGCCAGAACAAATATTAAAAGACTTAGGCGATTGGGTTGTTCGTTCTGTTGAAGATATCTTTGGCGGTTCTACAGACCCAATAGACATTGAAACTATTCTAGGTAAACTAGGTGGAATCTTCGGGCCTGTCCTGAGTGGCATCATCTATGAGCAATTTAAAGATCTCATCAACGGAGAAATTGAAGATGTCATAGGTGTACCTATTATACCTATTTCTCAAGGCTGTACTGGAACACAAGAAGGTTTAGTAGATTACGGTGATGGTAAAGGCTGTGTAGAGCCTTGTCCAAATAAACCAGAAATACCTAAAAGCAGTCGATTTTGTAAAGAAGATGTTGTTGCTTTTGACGAAACACAGTGCGTAGAAGAAGACTACTTTAACGAAAACAAAGCTGATTGTGAAGCCGCTGGTTACGTAAACTGCGCTGGCGGTGAAAACACAGGAGGTCAAGAAACAACAGGCGGTATAATTAAAGGAACACTTGATGACTGTGATGTAATACAAGATCCACAGTGTTCAGATGTTGGTACATATAACTCTGACACCGGAGAGTGCGACTGCCCAGAAGGCTATGAGTTTGAGGTAGAAACTGGTGGTACTTGTGGAGAAAAAACAAGTGATGCTTACGATCCCGTATGTACTGAGCCTAGACCCACAGGTCAACTTACGTTTCAACTTGAAGAACAACAATTTGCTTGGGATCAAAAGTGTCGAGCAACTCACTGTGAATCAGGAGTACCAATAGAAGACGATCCAGATTGTTACGGTCCTCCACCCGGAGAAACCTGTGACAACAACGCAGTAAACCCTGATGACTGTAACGACTGTGGAGACGGTACTACTCCAGATCAACACATAGATGGCGACTGTAATAAAGACTTAAAGAACATTGATGGCACAGACGGTCAGTGTCCTGCTGATTCAGAGAGGGCTGGACAGAACCCTCTTTATGACGGTAGAGACACAAACAAATCAGGATTCTTTACGTCCTCTAACGGAATTACTTATACGTATGAGCCGTGTAATCCAAGTCTAGGCTATTCAACAGTCGGTCAAGATGTCAATGTTTGTGAAGACCAGAACAATTTAAACTACGGAAACATTGTTCAACAACCTGAGGAGCCTTGTGGGGATTGTAAACCCGGCTTTGATAAGCCAGAAGGTTACGACACCTGTGTATCTATTGTTGATGTTCTTTGTAAGGATGATAATGTATCTGGTAATTACGAAGACTGTGGAACTGCTGTAGACTGCTCAGAAATCACAGAAGACAACTATTACAAGTGTTGCTCAGAAATCACAGAAGACAACTATTACAAGTGTGGTAAGGTTAAGTGTCCTGTAGGAAGCATAACAAAATATGTAGACAATGCAGATGAATGTAAAGCGTCTCCAGCAGATTGCGCTGATCCTAACTCTGAGCCGTCTGAAGATGGAGGATGCGTCTGTAAAGAAAACTTTATAGTTGATCCAAGAACAAGACAGTGTTTAACTTCTGACCAGTTCTGTGATAAGTACCCAGATGAACCGGAATGTAAACCTGAAGTAGAGCCGTGTGTTACGCCTGACGGTACGCCAACAGGAGCTACACTGGAAAGCGGCTGTGAAGAGTGTCCAACAGGACAGGATTTTAATACGGATGGCATCTGTGTAGACACCGTTCTTCCAGAAGTTTGTAATGACCCTAACGCTGTCAATGACGGACAAGACGGGCCTTGTGAGTGTAAGCCCGGTTTTTCAAAAGACCCAGAAACACTGTTGTGTGTTGAAGGAACTCCTAGCTGTGACAACGGAGCTACCGTAGAGTCTGGGTGTGATACGTGTCCAGACGGTACTAGCGTTCTTGAGTACGAAGACGGAATGTGTCCTTCTGAGCCTCCAGAAGAGTGTGCTAACGGAGCCACAGATTATCCTGATTGTACTACGTGTCCTGAAGGTCAATCTATGGACGCAGAAAATAACTGTGTTGGTGTTACTACTCCTCCTCCAGAAACAGGTGGTGGCGGTGGTGGCGGTGGTGGCATGATGGGGTCTTTTACTCCGTTCTTAGCTGGTATTAGTTACACACCTCAGGCTGTACCAGAGCCTCCAGCACCAGCACAAAAAGACTACATGGCTGAACTAGACAATATAATTAAACGAAGTTTG